AGCTTGCCTTGCTTGCAGAGCTTCTCCAGGTTCTGCCTGGTGCAGCTACGGCCGGTTTTGGCGCGGATCAGCTCGGAGCCCTTGCCAGCGCTCAGCAGTTGGTCGGTTGCAACCGTCATGCAACCAGACTATGGCTGCGGTTGCGGTTCTGGATATATAGAGCGGAGCTTCCAGGGCTGGGCAACCTTATTGCGAAAATGATATCGCCATATTACCTGCGCGACGGGACGACCCATGCCAAGCCACCCCAGGGAGGACCCGCAGACCCCTTGCGCCGCAGTCGTTCTCACTGTTCGCAATAACTCAGCTACTCCCGGCCGCCCCACCGCTGGCCTTGTTGATTCTCAATAAGCAATCAACGAGCAGTCGCGAGCGCTCGCTCCAGCGAGCTGCGCAGGTACGGGCCAGCCACGCGGCTCACGGTGGTCTGGCCGATGCGTTCCATCGGGAACCGCGGGCGGTAGCGGGGCTCGCGGTTCACCTCAATGAAGTACGGGAACAGCTGCTCGCGTGAACGGCGATAGACACCAACAGGCCTGCCACCACCCTTGGGCTTGCCGATGAAGAATCCTCCGCGGTTGGTCGTGCTGAGGCCGCGTGCGATCTGCCCGAACAGCGCCTTGCGTGGGTTCCCTCTCCCATCCACCGCCAGTCCCGTGGGGACCAGCTTCCCCTGAATCCTGCCCCCGCTCAGGCCACGCAGGTATCCCTCAAACCCTTTGGGGAATCGCTGGCCACCTCGGATCTGCGGGATGAAGTAGGGCCTGTTCTCCTGCGCCCCCACCAGAACAGTCGGGTCCTGCTTGGTCCCCCGCTGCACAAAGAACGCCCTCTCGGTGAACGAGGTGGGGTTGTCGAAATGCTGCCGGGTTCCTTCCGACAGCGCCTTGCGCACGTCAAAGCCCGTGCGGTTCAGGGCCTGGCTGATGGCGAACGGCATCTGTCCGCGCATCGTGCCCAGCCACAGGAGAGCCTTAGGCAGCTCGGATTGAATGTCGAGGCGCAGATCAGCCACGTTCAGAACCGGATACCCACCCCCAGTCTGTCGGGGGCCTATTGAGATTCCAGCAGCTTCTCCAGCTCCATCCGCTTCAGGTCCAGGTCGCTGGGCAGGTCCCAGGCCATCCACTCATCAGGGTCTGCGGCGCTGGTGACGGTCAGGCAGCCCACCGTTTCCCATGACGACACCCAGTTGAGGATCAGCTCCTGCCACCAGGCCAGCCAGCTCACGTCACGGCTGAGCAGATGGGACGGCGAGGCAGCGCGTTTCACCGGGGCAGGGCAGCTCCCTCAGTCTGCGGTGGCCATGAAAAACCCCGCCTGCCAAGGCGGGGAACGAAACCACTCGGACGCCACGTCCAAGGGCAGGGTAGGGAGGGCCTGCAGGCGTTACGGGTGTTACGCCGGTGTAACAGCGACCGTAACACCCGAGATCGACCGGGCCACAGGCAGTCTCGGCCCTCTTGTTACGTTGTTACACCTCTATTAGAAGAGATAGAAGAAGAAGGGGAAAGGCCAAGGCGTAGCAGGGCGCATACCTGCAGCAAGGTGCTTTTCTCTATAGGGGGGTATCTACCCCCCAAATGACCGTAACGGCGTAACACCCGCTCCACGACTGCGATCTGAGCGTTACGCCTGGCGTTACTGTTACACCTCGGAGCCTGGAATGGCCAATGAAACGGCCCTGCTGACACCAGCCATGCCCTTGAACCGCACGACGCCCGCTTTCTTCGCGCCAGGCAGCCTGGTGAGCACGGTGGCGTAACAATCCATCCATGGCGTGCCGTCGAGGATCCGCCTGAGCGCCTTCGCCGTGTTGCTGATCACCAGCCGCTCGCCCTCGACCTTCACGCCGATCCGGCCCAGGTGCGACTCAGCGGCGGTGGGCCCAATCTCCATCGATGCAGCGCTGCCTCGGGCGAGCTCAACCAGCTCCCAGATGGTGCGGCTGTAGCCGTTGCCCCGGTCGCCCTCGACCCTGATCTGGTGCTGCAGGATGTGCTGCAGGCAGCGTTCCTCATCGGCCTCGGACTGCTCCTTGTAGGCGTCCCAGTTGTTGGCATCGATGAGGTAATAGGCGTCTTCGATGGTGGCAGGCCTGGAGTTCATCAGCGACCAGGCGCCGGCCAGCAGGGTGCCGTACTGATCGCCTTGGCGCTGGGAGTCGAAGCGCTCAGCAGCAGCACGGCGGAACACGGCGACAGAATCCCGAATGATCGGGATCTGCTGCACCATGCGGAGCATCATGCGCTGGCCCAGCTCCACGGTGCACACCCTGGTGATGTCCGCGTCGAGCGCTGACCAGTGCGCCAGGCGCTCAGGCTTGGGCATGAACGACGGGTTGCGCAGGGTGAGCTGAGCGAAGCGGGACTGATCGGCGCCCTGCTTGAGGGCTGTGGAAATCGAGCACAGCAGGAACATGGATCGGATGGTGAAGCTCTGCGCGGTGCCATCCGCGCCGCCCTTGCCGATCACGCCGCGGCCTGAACTGGAGCTCACCCGGGCCAGCGAGAGGATGTTCTGGATCCGCTGGCGGTCGGCCTTCTCGTTGGATTCGGCCTCATCGAACACGACGGGGACGGCATCGGAGCGGAGCTGCTGGCGGATGAATGCCTCGGTGGTGTTGCCTTCGGGGAACAGCGCCAGCGATTCGATCAGCGGGCCAATGAGGCGATCGAGGATTGCCGACTTGCCCGAGCCGGCCGATGCGGTCAGCCAGATGTGAGGGCGCCACTGGAGGGCGCCGCAGATCGGGGCCAGGGCGATCCATCCCGCCAGCAGCAGGCCGGAGGCCGGCACCTCCCAGTGGAAGCGCGAGGCGATGTCGATGATCTCCATGCCCAGCTCATCGTTGAGCGGCTGCAGGTGCTCAGGCAGGTCGATCGATGCCAGGCGCTGGTAGTGAAACTTTGAGCTGGGCGCCTTGGTGATGGGGTGCTGAGTGCCATCGATCAGCAGGCGGTCCCCCAGGTGCAGGACCGACCTGCCAGCGTCCCACCAGGCGCCGCGGCCACGGATCCGGTCGGGGCTGAAGATCCCCACCCGGGCCTGCTCGGCGAACAGCGAGGATGCCGCGGCCAGCCAGTTCACGCCGGTCTTCGACGGGTAGAGCGCCTCCCAGTACCCCAGCTCAGCGAGCTGCACCAGGTTGGTGCCGGTGTGGCTGCCGCGGGCGATGGCCACCACCTGACCGGTGCTGCGGGGCTGGTAGTAGAACACCCCCTCGTCGAATCCCAAGCAGAGGAACGGGCGGCAGGTCGGGAGGTCGGCCGGGGGCGCGGGTGTTGGTGCCGGGTTCGTGGGTGCGGGGGGCTCAGGCTCAGGCAGGCCCTCCACAGCCTTGGCGAACTTCCGCAGGGCGTTGACGGCCTGGCGCTGGGTCCAGTCGCTGGCATCGGCCAGGTCCCAGCCTTCGGACGCAGATTCCGGCGGGGCAACGATGGCCACCGATGCGGCGATGGGCAGCAGCTTGGCGGCGACCTTCGCCATGCAGGCTCGGCCGGGCTCATCGGCATCGGGCCAGAGCGTCACGTTGCGGCCGGCGAGGGCCTGCCAGTCCACGGTGTTGATGCCGCCCGTGCCGCCGCACCAGGCCAGGCAGACGTGATCAGGAAACAGCTCAGCAGCAGCGTCGGCGGCCTTCTCGCCCTCGGTGATCAGCACCGGGGCGTCGGGCCTGGTGGTGAGATCCGGCAGGCGATAGAGCGGACGGGGTGCAGGCCATTCGGACTTGAACGGGTCGCGCTTGCTGGGGTAGTGCCAGCCACCGTCCAGCCAGGTCCGGTGCACGAACAGCTTGCCGGTGTCAATGGGGATGCGCTGCACCCAGAACAGCTGCTCACCGGCTGCGTTGCGGTAGCACCACTGCGCGGTGGCCCGGCCCAGTGCGGGGGCGGCGGCATCGGTTGGCGGCTGATCGGGGATGCGATGCGGCCGGCCCTTGGCCTTCGGCTTGGCGGCCGGCGGCTGCGGCAGGCCCAGGTGTTCCTCCACCCTGCGGCAGGCGTCCTTGAACTCCCAGCCCTTGACGCGCATCAGCAGGTCCATGCCATTGCCGCCACCACCCATGCGGTCCTTGCCGCCGCAGTGAGAGCAGAACCAGCCACCACTGCCGGTGTCGTCGTCCCATCGAAAACGGGTATTGCCGGCGTCACCGGTGAGGACCTGACAGGAGGGGCAGGGCCCTTCGCGGTCGCATAGATCGGAGGGCGATAGGCCGCCCAGCTCCATCAGCAGCCGAGGCCAGCTGCCGTCCGCTGCATCAAGGGGCATGGGGTCAGCCGGCGCGGCGGGCCTTGGAGGGGGCCTTGCTCTGCGCCAGGCGGCCCATGTCGCGGAGGATCAGCTGCCTGAGGTACGCGACTCTCGTGCAGCCGAGGTAATCGGCCTCGCGGTCCAGGTGGTCCACCTGCTCGGTGGGCAGCTCAACGGTGATGCACTTGCGACCGGGGGGCGTGGGCCAGGCGGGCATGGAGTCGGTTGTGGGTTCTCCCACTCTAGGGGGTGCGGATGCGGAACCTAAGGGGTATGCTGTGCAAGCCACCACCCCCACGCCCCACTCCCTGACGATGCCGACCACTGCCCGGGCCAGGCGGTGGGTGCCTTGCGGAGTAGAAGCCGTCGGGCTTGGCCTCTGGTCTGTACGGGTCCCATCGAGGACTGCCGCTGGTTCCAGCTCCAACGGTTCCTGAGGGCGGCAGCAAGTGGGGTGGGTGGTGGCAGTTATTCACGCTGAGCTGTGACCATCACCCTCCGCCCCTACCAGCAAACCTTCACCGCCGACATCTCCGCTGCGCTGCGCATCCATCGCCGCGTGGTGGGCACGATGGCGACCGGGTCGGGCAAGGGCACGGTGGCTGCGCACATGGCGGCCACGGCTGCACAGCGCGGCCACAGGGTGTACGTGCTGGCGCACAGAAAGGAGCTGATCGAGGATCTCTCGGGCCGGATGAGCAATCACGGCGTGCGCCATGGGTTGATCGCCATGCACCGGAGCATGGACCTGAGCCAGCCGGTCCAGGTCTGCAGCGTGGACACCCTGGCCAGGCGGCTGCACAAGGTCCCGGCGCCAACGCTGATCATTCAGGACGAAGCCCACCACCTGATCGAAGGGAACAAGTGGGGCAAGGTGATCGCCGCATGGCCCAACGCCTACCTGGTGGGGCTGACGGCCACGCCACAGCGGCTGTCAGGCGAAGGCCTGGGAGAGGGGCACGGCGGGTATTTCCGTCACCTGGTGCTGGGGCCTACCGCGCAGTGGCTGACCGATCAGGGCTTCCTGGCCAGGGCAAGGGTGCTGGCGCCGCCAGGCGTGGACCTGTCTGGCATCAGGAACTTCGACACGCCGACCGGCAAAGCGAAGGCCTCGCAGATCCTCGGCGTTCGCGAGGCGATGGGCGATCCGGTTGGCCACTACCGCCGGGAGATCGCGCCGATCCACAACGGCACGGTGCTGGGGTTCTGCATCAGCGTCCCCCATGCTGCGGCGATGGCCGAGCTGTATCGAGAGGCTGGGATTCCGGCGGCATCGCTGGACGGCAAGACCGATCCAATCCTGCGCCGGCAGATGATCGCCGACCTGGGAAGCGGGGTGTTGAAAGCGCTGTTCAGCTGTGAAATCGTGAGCGAAGGCACCGACATCCCGAGCGTCGCAGGTGTGCAGCTGTGCAGGCCCACAGACAGCCTGTCCCTATATCTCCAGCAGGTCGGCCGCGGCCTGCGGAAGTGCGAGGGCAAGCCCTATGCCGTGGTGTTGGATCACGTTGGCAACAGCCACCGGCATGGACTGCCGACCGATGATCGCGAGTGGACTCTTGAGGGCAAGGTCGGCCGCCAGGGTGGCGAGAAAGCCCCCTCCGTGAAGGTCTGCCCCCAGTGTTTCGCCGCCATGCCCAGCGCCCGCCAGGCCTGCCCCGACTGCGGCCACCAGTTCACCCCTGAGCGGCGGGAGCTGCAGCACGTGGATGGTGAGCTTGTGGAAGTGCAGCGGCGGGAAGCGAAACGTGAGCAGGGCCAGGCCCAGACCGTCGAAGACCTGATCGCCATCGGCAAGCGCCGCGGCATGAAGAACCCCCGCGGCTGGGCCCGGCACGTGATCGCCGCTCGGCAGGCGAAGGGGCAGTGGAGGAAGGTGGCGTGACACCCCCACGCTGGACCCGCCCCGAGTCGGAGTTCCTCGAATCCCTGGCCGAATCCTTCCCCGTCCGCGAGATCGCCAACCGCTACCGGCGCAAGGCTGGGCAGATGAAATGGCCGGAGCGCTCAGCGAATGCGATCCACCTGAAGCTGGTCCGCATGGGCCACCACACCAGGGTCCGTGCTGGCGAGTGGGTCACATCGGGAGGCGCGGCCGAGATCCTGGGCTGCCCCAACACCAGAGTCGAGGCCTGGTTTCGCACGCGACGGAATCAGGAGATTCTCCAGCCGGTCTGGCGCGGCGCGTTCCGCTACGTGTCCCGCCAGAACTGGCGCCGGCTCGCCAGGGAGCGCCCGCAGGCCCTCGGCGGGTTCGATGCGGATCGCCTGTTCGCCCTGCTGGAGGATCGCGAGCTGGCCGAAGAGGTGGCCAACCGGTACCCCAGGCCCCGTGGTGACTGGCGCGTGCGCTGCGTGGAGACCGGCCAGATCTGGCCCAGTGCGGTGGCCGCGGCCAGAGAGCTGCACGTATCCCAGGCAGCCATCACCCTGGCGATGCGGCAGGCCCGCCCAGTGCGGGTGCTGGCCATGACGTTTGAGGCGTTGCGGGAGGTGGCGTAGGACTGCGTTAACTGCCCTCACCACGCCCGCCTCCGCCATGCCCAGCGAACAGGAAACTCAGCAACGAATACTCCTGGCCCACGGCTCAGGCCCGGTCCGCCTCTTCAGGAACAACGTCGGCACCGGCTGGGCTGGCGCCGCCACCCGCGTCACCGCCGGGAACCTTCCCGCGCTGGCCCACACCCTCCGCCCTGGCGACGTGGTGGTGCGCAACGCCAGGCCGCTGCATGCCGGGCTGTGCGTCGGATCCTCCGACCTGATCGGGTATCGCCGCATGGGCGACCTGGCTCAGTTCGTGGCGCTTGAGGTGAAATCGGCCACCGGCAGGCCCACCCCCCAGCAGACCGCATTCCTCGACCACATCACCGCCGCTGGCGGGTGCGCCGGAATCGTGCGCAGCGTGGAGGATGCGAGAGAAATACTGCGAACGGGTGCGAAACCGGAACCCATCCGCTAGGATTCTGGCATCCAACCGCTCGACGCCATGGCCGACTCCACCAGCTCAGCGCTCACAGCGCCGAGTGCCACACCACCCCTGAGCCTGCAGGTCTCATCCGTTGACGACCTAGCCCGGCTGGCCCGGGTGTTCGCCGCGTCTGGCCTGTTCGGCCGCGCCGGCAATCAGGAAACACAGGTCGCCGAGTGCGCCATCCGGCTCATGGCCGGCATGGAGGCAGGGTTCTCCCCGTTCGCCTCCGCCACCGGCGTCCACATCATCAACGGCCGGCCGGCGTTCAGCTCCAACCTGCTGGCCCAGGCCGTGCGCCGGCATCCGGTGTACGACTACCGGGTGCTGGATAAATCGGCCAAGGTCTGCCGGATCCGGTTTCTCGCCAACGGCGAAGAGATGGGCGTGGAGACCTTCACCATCGAGATGGCTGAGCGTGCCGGCCTCCTGAAGAACCCCACGTGGAAGGCCTACCCCGAGGCCATGCTGTTCAGCCGGGCGCTCACCGCCGGGATGCGCACGCACTGCCCCGACGCCCTCGGCGGCCACACGGCCTACACCCCCGACGAGATCGGCGGGGAGGTGGCGCCGGTGACTGTGACTGAGAGCGTCTCTGATCCCGCCGCCGCCCTGCCGCATGCCCAGCAGGTCTGCGATGCCGCCGGCCTGACCTCAGACGGCGTGATGGCGTTCTGCCTGATGGTCAGCAGCGGGAAGATCGCCGCGCTGGCGGATCTGCCGGCGAAGGTGCTGGAGAGGATCATCCAACAGGGCATCAGCGCCGAGACCGTCGCCAAGTGCAACGGCCCGGCCGAACCCGACCCCGACCCAACCGAAGACCCCGACGATCTGCCCGCCGCCTGGTCTGCGTGACTTGGTGGGCTGCACAACCGGTTCCTAACCCCACACCATGAACTGCATCACACTCACAGGCCGCGCCGGCCGCGATCCCGAGGTCCGTTACTTCGAGAGCGGCACGATGGTGGCCAACCTCACCCTGGCGGTGAACCGGATGAAGCGGGATGAAGATCCCGACTGGTTCAACCTTGAAATCTGGGGCAAGCAGGCCCAGGTGGCCGCCGACTACGTGCGCAAGGGCTCGCTGATCGGCGTGATCGGCTCAGTTCGCAATGAGAGCTGGACCGATCGCACCAGCGGCGAGAAGCGCTCGAAGGTCGTGATTCGCGTTGATCGGCTGGAGCTGATGGGCTCCAAGAAGGACAGCGAGCAGCAATCAGGCGGGTGGACTGCCGCCGAGTCGGCTGCATCCACCCCGGCCCCGGCCCAGCAGCAGGCCCCAGCCCGTCAGGCCGCGCCGGCTCAGGCGTGGAACTCCGCGCCGCTGGGCGGCGACATCGACGAAGACGACGTGCCCTTCTGACCCATGCAGATCACCGACATCCGCCAGCAGCTCGACACCCTGCTAGCCCAAATCGAAACCGACCAACAGGCCCTCGCCGCCGAGAGCGCGGCCGTCGCCCGTGCCACCGAGGCCCTGCACGAATCCCCGGCGCTGCAGGCTGCCCTATCCCAGGGCCAGGAGCTGATGCGCGGCCGGGTGGTTGCGCTGATCGACCACCAGCTGGGGATGCTCAGGGAATCGCCCACGGCGGTGCTGCTGCGGGCGCTGCGGCAGCAGGTGCGGGAGGTGGAGCCATGACCCTCGCCATCCTCGCCGGCATGGTCGAGATCATCGCCGTGTTGGCCATCGTCGGCACCGCCACCCTCGCCACATCGCTCTGGTGGGCGTTGTGTGAGCGGTTGGTGCGGGAGGCCGCCTGATGACCACCTACGCCGAGTTCCTAGACCGCAAGATCCACACCGGCGCTGACCACGGCTTCGATCCAGTGTTCATGCCGCCGCAGCTGTTTGACTTCCAGCAAGCCCTAGTTGAGTGGGCTGTCCGCAAGGGCCGCGCCGCAATCTTTGCTGACTGTGGTCTGGGCAAAACCGCCATGCAGCTCACATGGGCTGAAAACGTGGCGCGTCACACCGACCGCCCGGTGCTAATCCTGACCCCGCTGGCCGTCGCCGCGCAGACCATCCGCGAGGGTGAAAAGTTCGGCATTGAGGCTCACCGCTCCAGCGATGGCAGCGTGATGGGGCGGATCGTGATCACGAACTATGAACGGCTGTCAGCATTCAACCCCGCCGACTTCGGCGGTGTTGTTTGCGATGAATCCAGCATCCTCAAGTCGTTTGACGGGGCACGCCGTAACGAGATCACCGACTTCATGCGCAAGGTGCCCTACCGGCTGCTGGCCACCGCCACCGCCGCGCCCAATGACTTCATTGAGCTGGGCACCAGCTCCGAGGCCCTCGGCTACATGGGTCACATGGACATGCTGGCGCGGTTCTTCAAGAACGACCAGAACAACCTGACTAGCCGGCGGATGTACGGAGAGGCTCCTAAATGGCGCTTTAAGGGGCACGCTGAGCAGCCGTTCTGGAGATGGGTCACCAGCTGGGCCAGGGCCTGCCGCAAGCCCTCGGACCTTGGCTTTGACGATGGCCGCTTCATCCTGCCGCCACTGAATGAGATCGATCACCTGATCGAAACCAGCACGGTGCCGGAGGGGATGCTGTTTGCTATGCCCGCCACCGACCTACGGGAGCAGCGGGCAGAGAAGAAGCGCACCGTTCAGGATCGCTGCGAACAGGTCGCGGCCATGGTCGCCACTACGGGCAAACCCGCTCTTGTGTGGTGCCACCTGAACGAGGAGGGGAACCTGTTGCAGCAGCTAGTCCCCGACTCAATTCAGGTCTCTGGATCTGATCGGGATGATGTGAAGGAGTCAAGGCTGGTGGACTTTGCGGAAGGTCGCGCCAGGGTGCTGATCACTAAGCCCAAGATCGGCGCATGGGGCCTCAACTTCCAGCACTGCAACCACATCACGTATTTCCCATCTCACAGCTTTGAGCAGTACTACCAGTCGGTCCGCCGATGCTGGCGGTTCGGCCAAAAGCATGCCGTCAAGGTTGACATCATCCTGACGGAAGGGGAGCGGCGAATCATGGAAAACCTCAGCCGCAAACGGCAACAGGCTGAGCAGATGTTTTCCAATCTGGTGACAGAGATGAACCACTCCATCGCCATCAGTAAGCCCACCTACAACACCACCACCATCACCCTGCCGCCATGGCTGTAATCACTGACCGTTACGCGATCTATCACGGCGACTGCATTGAAGTGATGCAGGGACTGCCGAGCGAGTCCGTTCACTTTTCGATCTATTCCCCACCGTTCGCCGGCCTGTACGTCTACAGCTCAAACGAGCGGGACATCAGCAACAACAACGACTATGATCAGTTCTTGCTTCACTACGGCTATGTGGTGTCGCAACTGCACCGCCTAACACTGCCTGGCAGGTTGACCGCTGTTCACTGCACGGACATTCCAACCGGCAACAGCGGGCAGGATGCGCTGTTTGATCTGCCTGGCGCAATTGTGCGGTTGCATGAGCAACACGGCTGGCATTACGTAGCACGACACACCATCTGGAAAGAGCCGCTATGGGTGCGCAATCGCACGATGGTGAAGAACCTGGCGCATAAAACGATTGTGGATGATGCAGCTTTTGCTGGTGTTGCATCCGCTGATTATCTGTTGATCTTCCGCCGCAGCGGAGAGAACAAGATCCCCATCGCCAATCCGACCGGGCTTGACCATTACGCTGGAGAGTGTCCCATTCCCCAAGAGCTGCACCGCTACAAGGGCTGGAAAGGCAAGCAAACAGAAAACCGTTTTAGCCACTGGATCTGGCGTCGGTATGCCTCATCTATCTGGGATGACATCAACATGGGCCGGGTTCTGCCGTTCCGTGATGGCAAGGATCCTGACGATGAAAAGCACGTTCACCCGCTGCAACTGGATGTGATCGATCGTGCCATCTGCCTGCGGTCAAACCCCGGCGAGACCGTGCTGACCCCCTTCATGGGCGTCGGCAGCGAGGTCTACGGGGCGGTGTCGCTAGGCCGCCGTGGCATCGGTATCGAATTGAAAGAGTCGTATTTCAATCAAGCAATCAAGAACATGGAGATCGCCGTGGAGGACACCCGCGACCCTGACCAGGGCAGTCTGATCAACCTCGATGAGATGGAGACCGCCTAATGGAAACCCGCCGCCTAACCATCTGCCTCACCCTCCCCGAGGTCGAGTCCCTCCGCCGCCAGCTCCGCCCTGGCGAGGGGATGAACGATCTGCTGCGGCGGATCGTGAACGACCGCATCCACAACCCCACCCCATCACGATGATCACCTACACCACCCCCACCCTGCAGGCCATGGCCCGCATCGCCACTGCGCCTGTCACCAGCGATCAGGCCCGGCTCACGCCAACACCCTCCACCCGGTTATCCCTGGCCGCCTGCCCCATGCCGGCGCGGTGCTCTAAGCCGTGCGAGACCTGCACCGCCGTCGCCCGCAGCGTGACTGCTGAGCTGGGGCAGGTGCTCAGGGAGCGGCACGGCGGGTCCAGTTCGGTGGCGGACTGGTTGGATGGATTCACACACACTGGAGATGAACGATGAGCACTGACTACCGCGCCGAACTGCAACGCCTGGTGAAGGCGTATGACGAGCATGGTGGGAGGTGGCCTGACCACCACGAACAGGCTCTGTTTCAAGCCGTTAAAGCCGCCCGCACCGCCCTGGCCCAGCCCGAGCCGGAGGGGCCGACGGAAAAGCAGGTGATGGATCTAGCCGATGACTGCGCCTTTGATAGACAGGAGATTTCCGGCTTTGATGGCGGCAGAACGTTTCATGATCACGGCTGGGAATGCACAGACGCGCAGCTCGTGACGTTTGCCACTGCACTTATCACCCGCTACGCCCACCCCACCATCGAGCCGGTGCCCGCACCCATGAGCGCGGACACGTTGGCCGCCATCATCCGCGAGGTAGACGGCACACACCGGCTAGGCGCTGCTGCACTAGCTGAGGCGATCCTGGCTCACCCTGCCGCCATCAACGCCCGGCCGGCGCCCGTGCCCGTGGCGGAGCCGGAGGGGCCGACGGATGAGGATCTGATGGGCCTTGACGATCTGCGCGATGCCTGGAACGCCCAGGCCGATGCCGTCAACTCATGGGACGAGCTGGGCATTGATGAGATCATCTGGTTCGCTCAGCAGCAGGCCCTCGCCCGCTGGGGCACACCCGCCATCCAGCCGGTGCCCGTCGCTGAGCGGCTGCCGGGGCCGGAGGATTGCGATGAAGACGGATTCTGCTGGTTCTGGAATCTGCAATGGGAGCGATGGAGGGCTGGATGGCAAGACGATGAATGCACCCACTGGCTCCCCCACCACGCCATGCCAATCCCCACCCCCTAGGGTGCAGAACCGGAACCCACCCGGTATGATTCCCAAGTCAGCAGCCCGAGCGCGGCGCTGGCCATCCACTCGCCATTCGATCCATGACCACGATCACCTGCACCATCCTGGCCCTGCTGCTGCTGCCCATCCTGTTCCTGCTCTGGGCCACGGAATCCCGCCAGCAACGCGCCCGCAGGTGGCGCCGCGACGGCTGGACACAGCAGCGCATCGCTGATCGACTGGGGTGCTCGCGCACCACGGTTCGGCGGCTGTTGGCTGCTTGATCGCTCACCCCACCACGGAGACACGCCATGACCGACCAACACCGCGCCACGCCTGAGCAGTGGAAAACAATAAAGCATTACGTGATCGCCATTCCTAATCCATCAATCGCCTCCTGCCTCCTCGAACTCCGCGCCCGCGTCGAAGCACTGGAGACCGCCCTGGCGGTGCTGGCGGAGAGCCATCGGTTCTGCACTGATGCCATCGTTCGGCGGGTGGAGGCGCTGGAGCTGGCCCACCGCATCCAATCCGGCACCCTCACCTCTGCCGAGCGGGCTGAGCTGGGCGTTGTCACCCGCGTCCAGCTTGAGGCTGCCATGCTTCGCTCGGCATCAGATGCACGCCAGGCCGCCATGACCGAACCCCACCCCGCCAGTTCTACACATGCCATGACTGACGAGCAACTAAAGATCGCACGCGAGCTTACGCTTGCAAGTTGCAATACCTTAACAACAATTCCAAAAATAACCACGAATTATGAAACTTTTGTACTTCTCGAATGCTGGTACGAAGGCGACTCAAACCTTGTAAGCGACTCGTTTGTTGCTTGCGGAGACATTGAAAACTTAAAACTTCTTGTGCCTCCCGAAGCAGAATTGTTTATGCCATGGGAAAATGTCCCTGATGATGGGCATTATGGAGACAAAAGAAAAAGATTTCGCATAGCACTCACTCCGTTTTTGCAAGAGTTTAATCCACCCCACGCCCTACCCATCCCCGCCAGCGCTGAGGCGAGGCCTGCTGGGGGGTTGGTGGAGAGGGTGGCGGCCCGGATTGAGTACGGCATTGATGCCGAGCTGGACCCGGAAGGCATCGCCCACGCCGCGATCCGTGAGGTGGCGGCGGCAGCGTCGCAGATGCACCCCGACAAGAACCTGACGTGGGAACGTGTTGCCCAATGGCTTGAGCAGGAGGCCAGCCAATGAGCCTTGACCTACACAATCTGCCTGCTTGGCCTCAAAGCCAAGAGTCAGTGACAGACCAACTGGCCAGCCTTGTGCTTATAGCTAATCGGCTGGGCTTGTATGACGCCGCTGATGCTGTTAAGCAAATGAGCGGAAATATACCGCAGCTAAAGTATGGCTGCTATGTAGACCTAGAGCCACATCAAGAGCCAGACGGGTGCGTAATTGACGATGGCAATTTTCATAACTGTGTCTACGCAAAACCAGGCATGAGAAAAGAGCAATGCAAGTATTGGAGGATCGTTTCGCCATCTCAACAGGAGGCCAACCAATGACCACACCACCATCCCCAGCACAAGCCATCGTGGCCGCGTTTGACGATCGCTACGAGCTGCTGGGTCCCCTGGAGGACAACTGGCAGGAAGTCTGCATCGCCTCCGCTCTTCATGCCGCTGCGCATCATCTGACACACGATCGCCGCGAACTCCTCGCCCTCGCCACTGAACTGGACCCCACACCATGACACGCACCATCAATGGAGAACGTCGCTACGGCTGCTGGGGTGGCTGCCCAAGCGGAACTGCAGAAGATGCAACTAAGTGCATCGAAGAAGTCTGGCCAACGTCGAGCACATGGATCCCTCATCAATGCTGCCGCAAGCGAGGGCACGGGCCTGATGGCTTGTATTGCAAGCAACATGCCAAGAAACATAACGAGGTAGTCCCATGACCACCCCCCTATTCACCGCCCTAGCCCGTAACGCCACCGCCAGGGCCCAGCTCATCGGCGCCACCGGCCACTGCCCCCAATACTGGCGCGAGCTGTTCACGGTCACCGCCCTGCTGGGCACCCCCTGGCGTGAGGCTGAGCGCTTGGGGGGTCGGTGATGCCCCGCCTCTACCACGTCCAGCTCACCACCGGCCCGATCGAGCTCTACGCCATCACCCAGCTCCAGGCCATTGCATCTGCCCTGGAGCTGGCTGGGCCTGGCGCCCGGGTGCTGCGCGTTGCCCGCCAAGGCGACTGGTAATCACACCCCCGGCTCATCACACTCCGAAGGCCCCCGCCGCGGCTGCTCACTCCCACCAGGGAGCTGCAGTCCGCGGCGTTGGCATTTCCAGCGAAACGACCGCAGCGCCGCGTGACGGCTGCAGCTGACCGCCTCGACTCCCTGCCACTGCACCAGCCAGGTCGGCTGCCCGTCGCGGATCACCAGTTCGGTGGTGGGGAGGTGGTCCATGGTTCAGGGTACCGATTCCGTGTGCGCTCTGCTGCCGGTGTCCAAGGAAAAGGTGTCCATAGCGCAGGGTAGTGTGAGCGGCCGTTCTGGGCCGATCCTATGCACGCCATCGGCTACGCCCGCGTCAGCAAGGACGACCAGGCGGACAGCCTCCCAGCCCAGGTCAGCCGCCTCGAAGCCGCCGGCTGCGCCTGGGTAATCACCGACATCGAGACCGGCCGCAGCACCGATCGGGATGGCCTGCTGGAGGTCATGGCGATGGTGCAGGCCGGCGACGTGGCCGAGCTGCTGGTGACCCGCGTGGACCGGCTGGGCCGTGACGCGGCCTACACCGATGCCCTGCTGGCCCAGTGCGAACAGCAGGGCGTCTCCGTCAGGGCCCTGGACGGCGGCGCGATCGAGACGGCCACGCCCCAGGGGTTCCTGATGGCCAGGCTGCAGACGGGCCTGGCGGAGATGGAATCGAGGATGCTGAGCCTCAGGCTGCGGCGACAGTTCGCCGTCTACCGCGCCGAGGGCCGCCACCTGCGCCGGCGCAAACCGTTCGGCTACCAGGCCGGGCCGGGCCATCGGCTGCAGCCGCACCCTGAGCAGTGGCCCCAGGCGCTGCGTGTGCTGCGGGATCTGAAACGGCTCGGGAGCTTTGCGGCGGTGAGCCGATCGATGCCGGAGTGGTGCGACTGGACGCCGGCCGCCACCAACCTGCAGGCGTGGTTCGTCAACCCGGTCATCCGCGGGCACATCGGCCACCAGCTGGACCGTAAATCAGGCAAGGGATGGGGCCAACGGTGGGGGGAGATTCTCTACGACCAGCACCCTGCGCTGATCAGCGAACAGGACTGGCGGGAGCTTGCCGATCTGCTGCGGCGGCCGACCAACCGATTCAGGAACACTACCAGCCCCGAGGTGGCCCATGCACTCACGGGCCTGCTCCGCTGCAGATCCTGCGGCCATTTGCTGCGGCGGAACACCTCGAATGGCGTGGCCTGGTGGCGGTGCAGGCACCGGCTCTGCGCAGCCCGGGGTGGCGCCAGGGAGGATCGGATTCTGCCAGTGGTGATCGATGCCTGCGTCGCTGAGGCCGGCCGCCTGGCGCAGCTGCTGGCTGAGCCCAAGGCCCAGGATCCGGCAGTGGCGGCAATGGCCGACGAGCTGGAACTGATGGAGCGAATGGCCGCACGCAACCCCGAGAACCGGGCAATGGCGGCAGCGGTGGCAGAGCAGCGCCAGCGGATCGAGGCGCTGCGGAGGGTGGAGCGGTCGGCGGTGGATCCGGCGGCCTATCGGGCGATGCAGGATCCGCGATTCTTCACCTCAGGTTCGCCACAGGACCAGCGAACTGTGATGCAGGCCGTTCTTCGATCGGTAACGGTGGGGGAACGTGGCGGCCCGATCGAACCTCTTCCTCGTAGCTGCTGAGCATCGAGAGCAGAGCCTCGCGCACTGTCTTAGGGGGGCTGCACTTCCGCATCCTCACCCCTCCACCACGTACAGATTGCAGTCCCGAGCGAACCCGGGGCCCTCAATGGCGGGATCAGGAAAGCCCATGCGGCATGGGTGCTCAGCGTCTGGGCCCCGCCACTCCCGGCAGCGTTCGCAGGATGGATCACCAGGCCCTGGGGCTGGCCGGTAGTTCTCGGGCAGCAGGTCGCGGTAGAGCATGCCGGCGAAGATCTGCCGCACCGTTTCACCGCTGCAGCCGAACTGCTGGGCGATCGCCCGCAGGCTCATCGTGCCTTTGAGTGCGACTATTTCGGCGATCTGCTGAGCGTTAAACCGCCTGAACCCGCGGCGGGTGTTGGATGCGCGGCGCCCGGGGATCGGTTCGCCGTCAATGTCGGACGCCCGGTGCTGGCAAGAGCCGCACTTCTTGCGGCGGTAGCGCTTGCCGTCGATCATGCGGCTGGCGATGACTGAGAACGCCATCGCCCCGCACTTTGGGCACTGCTGGCCTTTCTTCACGGCAGGATCGGCGATCGGGACAGGACTTGCTGCGGCACGGTCCATTCGAGGCCCTCGTAATCCACTACCACGTAGTGAGGCCACCCTGAGCGGCCATGGCCGAATGCGGCGGTGATCCTGGCGGCGAACTGTGGATGGCCAGCGATGAACACTTCGTCACCTGTGGCGAATCGCCAGGGGTTGGCGGTGAGGGTTGCGGTTAGAGCCATGCGCAGGATCTCCGAGAGAGGATGGTGATGGAGCTGGCGTCGGGATGCCGGCGCTCGGCGAACTGGTATGCCTGCTGGCGGGACACAGCCCGGATGGTGCAGCGCATCGGCTGACGGCAGGCGAAGGTGATCTCCACAGGCCAGTGAACGGCCTCCGGTGCAGCGGTGCGGGTGATGCCCTCGCCAGCGGACTGGCAGGCGTCGTCGTCTGGGGTGAAGGTCATTGCTGGGCCTCCCCAGTGCCTTTGCACCGCTGGCACTCCCGGTAGCGGGTGCCCTCGGCCTTGCTCCAGCCCGCCCATGTCTGGCCAGTGCCTTTGCAGTCCCAGCATTTGCCGGTTTCGGCCTCGTAGGCAGTGGCGATAACCTGCAGTTCCGACCTGGTGATGACCACCCGCCGACCCGAGCCTTTGAATCGTGGGCGACCTTTGCGGGGCCCTGAGCGATAAACGCCATCAGGAATGTCACCTGTGACAATTGAATCGCCGTCGCAGTTTTCCCATTTGTAGGCCTCCCATCCGTCGACGCCGACCTTGGCTTCGGCGGCCTTCATAATGTCGTCAATGCTGTAGTTGTATTTCATTGCTGGGCCTCCAGTTCGGCGAGACGGTTGAGGGCGGCGGTGAGGTTTTGAATGTGGAAGCCGTCCACGGATGCACCGGGGAATCCGAGCCGGAGCACGTCAACCACTGCGCTCAGCGCCTCCATCCCCTGCTCCGCCAGCGTCGGCGGTTCGGGGCGGCGGGCGGAGCGGAGATAGTCAACATCAACGCGGGAGAATCCTCTGGCCTCTAACCACTCACAGCACGCCTCCAGCTCCTGATCTGCGCCCCACTGAGCAGCCCTGTCGGCCATCACTGCGGCGACCGTCCCAGGCTTGGCATTGAGCGATGTCTTTTCCATCGCTTCGTTGAGCCATTCTGTGAACAACTCCGGCGGCACCCTCACGGGATGATCAGCCACGGCGCACCTCCACCTGCTGAATCCCCACCTCCTGAACCAGCACCACGGCGCCAGCCACCATGCCCAGCAGGGCCAGCGCGGCGGCAATCACGGCTCGGCGACCGGCAGCGGCCTGGGCAGCAGCCGCAGCGCGACGGGCCTGGGCCTGACGAAGTGACAGAGCCAGCTGATCATTTCGCTTTGATGAAGAGAACTTCGGCAGTTGAATGACGTTGCTCGAAACATTCGCGGATCGTGTCCTGTGACCACCCCTTCGGAGCGATCCATTCGATGCTGTGCTGTTCATTGGTTTGGGTGTCGCGATAGATGATTTCGTAGGTCATGGGCTAGAAGGCCTCCGTCGATTGCCCGACGAACTTCATGCACTCCCGCAGGTCCGCCAGCAGGTCGGCGGCGAGCTCCTTTGGCACGGCCTGGCCCGAGTCCCAGGCGTTGTCCGCCACAGCGCTGGCCGTGACCTTCACCGCATCGATCAGCCCCACCAGCAGGGGCATGAGGGGGCGGTTGCGCTCGCCGCAGTCGGGCAGTTCAATCAGGGAGTCCACGTGTGCCGGCAGCGCTTGGCGGGCGGCCTGAAGGATCAGGTCTGACAGTGCACCGTCGCACTCCAGGGGGGTGGGGTTGAGGGTCTGCATGGCAGTCAGGCGCGTGTCCAGTCAACGCATACCGCCGGGTGCAGAGTGCCGGCGACAATCGCCGCGGCCACCTGCTCTCGGGTCATGCGGCCCAGTGCCGCCAAGATCGACAGCTCCAGGTCGGCAGCGCGCTTTTCGCGGGCCTCTTCGGCTTGCTGTTGGCGGCGGGCATCTTCGGCTTGGCGCTGAGCATCGGCCTGCTCAGCAGCATTGGCTGCGGCAATCGCCATGCGCTCGCGTTCCTCGGCTTGCGCTTGCGCACGGCGTGCAGCTTCAGCAGCTGCAATGGCCTCTTGCTGGCGGCGTTCGGCTTCCGCTTCGGCCAGCATTGCGGCCTGGGCAGCCTGCCGCCGCTCAGCCTCAATCGCTTCCCGCCGGATGCGCTCAATCCGCTCAGCCTCCTCCCGTGCTGCCTTTTCCGCCCGGAGCTTTTCCAGTTCGGCACGCTCAGCCTCTTGAACCCGCAGGGAATCCCACAGGGACTGAAGTTTTTCGGTTGCTTCCAGCTTGCGGTTGGCGCCAGCGGTGGCGAACTCCTCCAAGGCGCTGGGGTCAATCGCGGCAAGCTGCGTCAGCCGGACCTGGGCTTCGTCGGCGGTGGTGACACCTTCCTGCAGCGCGGCGATGCGCTCCAGCACTGCCTTGTGCGCGTCGATGCGCGACTGTTCCTCGGCTTCCAGAACCTTGAGCTCTCGCTCATGGGGCTCGATCAGCCCTTGGACCGTTGCTTCCAGCAACTTGGCTGTTTCGTCCACTGCGCGGCCGCGCTCTAGGTGAACCGCCTTGGCGTCCTTGCGTACGCGCTCAATTTTGCCCTTGAGCTTTCGCAGTTGAGCGACCCAGCTGCGAGCTTGCTTGTTATCCCATTTGTCGCGGTAGTCGAACTCATTTCCTTCTGCCTGTTCGGTGGCAAAGGCGATGTCGGCCGCCAGGGCGTCCCAGCGGCTTAGGGCCGAAGTCTCGGCGACATCCGGGAGGGTGGCTAGTTCGGCGGTCATAGGCGAGTGGTGCAGACCTGCCAATCGTACCGCTTAGGTTCCGGTTCTGCACCTATGATGGAGCAGATCCGTCAAAATTCGTCCGGTGCCGGCCAGCTCCAACCAGTCCTGGTGGCTTGACAGCATCGGGCGCATCCCCCTGCTCACCCCAGCCGAGGAGATCGAACTCGGCACAGCGATCCAGCGGTGGCAGCAGCACCCCGACCCGTGCCCACCAGGGATCCGGCGCCGCGGCCAGCGGGCCCGTGATCGGTTCGTGAAGGCGAATCTGCGGCTGGTGGTGGCCTACATCAGCAAGCGTTGCCACAGGCTCACCCGGTCCTTCGACCGCGAGGATCTGACCCAGGCGGGGAACATGGGCCTGATCACCGCGGCCGAGCGGTTCGATCCGGCGAAGGGGTACCGGTTCTCCACCTACGCCTATTGGTGGATTCGGCAGGCCATCAACCGCCACTGCGACACCACCGGCCGCGCCATCGCCATCCCCGGCAGCCACTGCCAGCACCTGGCGAAGCTCGGCCCGATCACCCGGCGGCTGGAGCGGGAGCTGAACCGCACGCCAACGCAGGCGGAAATCGCCGCAGAGCTGGGCGTCTCGCTGCGGGTGCTGGAGCAGGTGATCGAAAACGGCCGGCCGGTGGCCTCGCTGGATCAGGTCGTGACCGATGACGGGCTAGAGCTGGGCAGCCTGTGCGCCACCTACGACCGCTCACCAGAAGATGAAGAGGAACAGCGTGAACGCTGGCGGCAGGCGGAGCAGCTGCGTGGCCTGATCGCCAGGTTGGCGCCGCAGGATCGCAGGTTGTTGTCCCTGGCCTGGGGCCTCGACGGGGTGGAGGTACCGCGGCCTGAGCTGGCCCAGCAGGAGGGGCTTTCGACACGGGCGCTGGAGGTGCGGCTGGAGCGGCTGCAGGCGTCGCTGGCGTCGCAGTCGGTGCAGTTGGTACTGGTGGCTGTGGAACGGGGGACGGTGGAGCCGAGGGATCGGAGCAGGCGGCGCCGCGAGCGGCCTGATCAGCTGGTGCTGGTGCCGGTTGAAAGGGTGAAGCCCGCGTCACCGGCGCTGCGCAGAGCTGGGGGATTCCCTCGGAACTGGGTCTGCCTCGGCGATCGGCTGCGGGTCGCTGCTGCTGGGGGGGAGTTGGTGAATGAGTGACCCGCCTGTTTGGGCATCGCTGAGAGGCCTGGCGGGTGTTGCTGGGGTCAGGCTACAGCAACCGCTCGATGCGCTGCAGCTCGTCGCGGGCCTCTTCCTGGCTCAGGCCGCAGTCGAAGCAGTCGGATTCGTCGATGGCCGCCGGAGGCTCACCCTTCCTCGCTTGCAGCCGCTTGAACGCCGCCTCGCTGATCACCACCGGCGGCGGGCTGGTGAAAAGAGCCGCCGCCAGCCGCTTCTTCAGCGCCTGGCGATCTTCCAGCAGCCTGTGTATCAACTCGGCTTCCGTCATGCCGGCATACAGGGCGTGACGGGCGAGCCCGTCTCTGTGCGCCCAGTCGCCCAGCGATTCGCGACTGACTCCGCGTGACGTTGGCTTGTAGCTCCTCATTCCTGATCTCCTGATGATGGTGTGCGTGATTTCTGGCGCTGCCTCGCCACCCTCTCCCGGTTCCACTCCCTGGCAGCTGGCGATCGTTTCCAGCACCGGGAGCACAGGGGCGCCGTGCGGTTGCTGATCACGGTGCGGCCGCACTGGGGGCAAGTGGGTAGGGCGGGGAGATCACCAGCCAGGCGGAGGCGATGGCGGGCGGTTTTGTCGCGGCTGGGTTGGCGGGGCACTAGGAAGGACCGAGCAGTGCCGTGAGCTTGTCCCGCAGCTCGATTGCCTTCTCCCGAGAGAAATAAGCGTCTGCCAAGAACTGCCCTTTGCGGACTCGACCTAGTACAACTTCATCGTCATCCGCGAGGCGAACTTCTAGAGGTTCGTCAAACCCTCTGATGCGAGCTTGCAGGTTGATTAGATCGTCCATGGCTGTCGTTGCGGCGGGTAAGTGCCGGATAGGCTCCGGCGGGCCGTGGGGTGGGTCAGATGATCTGAACGAAATCGCCGTCCTCGAACATCCGAACGACCCAGCCGCGGCCGTTGTGGAAGAGGTCAAAGGTCTCACCGGGGCAGGCGGTTTCGATCGCGACGGCGAGAGTCTCTTCGGCGCGGGCTTTGCCGGCTTCGTTGTCGCGGTAGATGGTGGAGGAGTAGCCGATTTTTTCGAGGCTGAGCATGGCTGGCGAGTGGTGGTGAACCGTTCCCGGTTCGGTCCCCTCACTGTAACCCGTGGGGCACACCCTGGCAACCCATCACCGGGTCAGTTCACACATCGTCACGCCGACCGCTTCCCCAGCTCCCGCGCCCACCGGTGATGCTCACCCGTCGGCTCGCCCAGTGGCGGCGCACCCTTTAACGCAAGTTCCACCTGCAGGTTGGCCGCCTTGCGCTGCAGCTCAATGATCAGGTGCTGCTGCTGGTACCAGGCCTGGATCAGCTCATCGCAGCGCTCCGCCAGCTGGTCCCGGCTCATGTGTGCAGCGGCGCGGCGGTCGCGTTCCATCTCGAAACAGCTCGACAGGCTGAGGGTGAGATCGAGGCCGAGCATGTCCGCGCAGCAGTTGGCTCAGTCTGAGCAGTGCGAACCCCCGCCCTACATCACCGTGGAGCGTGACGCCCGTGGTGGTGCCTGCTGGGTGGTGGTGGGCCTGGGCACTGAGGTCCGCTGCTACTGCGGCCATCGGGCGGTGGCGATGCTGGAGATGATGTGCGCCAGCCGGGGGATCCCGACGCCCTAGGCGGTCACTCGGTGAAGATCGGGAACGATCCGGCAAAGCCCTTGTCGCTGTGCAGGAATCGCATCCCCTGCTGCGGGCGCTCGATCCGGTAGCCGCTTTGCAGGCCGTAGGGTGCGCATCCTGGCAGGCTGCCGTTGCTGGTGGCCCTGGACCCAAACCCCAGCGTGTGGAAGTGGCCGTGGAAGGTGTGATCGGCCGGCACCGACTGATCCAGGTTCTTGGCGTGTTTGTCCACGTTCCACAATGGCCCCGCCGCACCGCCGTTGTAGCGGACCGAATCGCCATGGAAGAATCGCAACCGCTTGCCGTACACGTCCAGGTAGAGGCAGTCAGCATCAGCGATGAACCACTCCAGCCGCGGCTCATCCCGGTAGTGCCGGCGCATTGAGCAATACGCCAGATGCTCGTAGCTGTTCTCGGTGGCGTTGCTCTGCTGCTTCTTCGTGTTCCGGCCGTGGTTGCCCACGTTGCAGGGGATCAGGATCCTCTCCAGGTCGGAATGCTGCAGCAGGTAGTCCAGTCCCCGCACGATCGCCCGCTCGCACCTGACGATCTGCTGCGTGGTGGTGAGCGTCTGATTCTGCACCGCATCACCGTGTAGCTCCCCTTCGATCAGATCGCCGCCCAGCCAGATCACCGCCTCGCGGATCGTTGCTGTGCTCCGCTGCCCGTTGATCACCTTCAGCGCATTGCGGAACACGGCATCTAACCGGTCGTCGAATATCTCGGGGTTGAACTCATTGAGCCCGTTGACGGATGACGGTTTGACGATCTGCCCGCAGTGCAGATCAGACAGCAGCAGGATTGGCACCGCCTCATCTTTCTGCGGATCCTCTGGCGGGGTGATGACGCCCTGATCGAAAATGTCCTTGATCTCAAGCGCCACCGTCAGCGCATCCTGCACCGCCTCCAATTTGGCCAGGGCGCGCTCTGCGCTGGCCTTGGCATCCCGTGTCTCTGCCCGCAGCCGGCGCGCCTCCAGCTGCAGCGCCAGCACATCATCAGCTGTATCGCTGCGCTTGCCGTTGGGGCAGCACCCCGGCTTGCATAAAGGCCGCCGCTGGCCCGACTGTTCAACCCACTCAACAGACGATTCAGGAATCCAAGCCCTGCAAACTTTCGACCGGCGACACTGATACGGGCGTTCGGTCGTCATCGCTTTAGGGGGTAATCACGACGGGGACACTTGAGGCTTACCCTCAGTGTGCGGACTACTACCAATCCACCCATCAATTCGCGCTGCACGATGTACGCAGTGCCAGGCTTGGGCCTCAAACCACTCCCGCCAGTCCGTCGAGGATTTCGCCCCGTTGCAGCGGCGGCATGCCGGCACCAGGTTTTCGGCCACCGTCAGCCCGCCACGGGAGCGCGGCAGCACGTGGTCGAGGGTGTCCGCCGGGTCGGTGCAGTACGCGCACTGGTGGTTCCACTCGGCGAAGATCCGCCGGCGGAAGCGGGCCTTGGTGATTTTCTTGGGCTGGAGTTGGGTTTCGTCGATCAGGTGATCGAAGGGCATCAGCCCGCCGCCTCTTGCATCACTGACACCCAGATGCGGCCCAGGCCCAGCAGAGGCAACACGCGATCCCTGAGATCCACATTGTGCAGGCGAATGCAGCCCAAGGTGGAATGCAGCGCTTGCCGTGGTGCCCATGCCCCTGGCCAGCCGCAGGCCGTGCCGCCGCCGTGAATCATGATTCCGTCCCTGCCATAGCGGCTGCCGGGCCCCTCCTGCCCTTCCTGGCCCAGCAGGTCGAATGAATACCAGCCATAGGCGCGGCGATCAGCGCTAAACGTTGCGGATGGGTCCTGCTCATAGTCGCGGTAGACCTGGCCCACCAGGTACAGCCCTGGAGGTGTATCGCTGTTGGTTACCGTCCATTCCGATTCGCCCCGCTGGCCCCGGCACAGACACGGCACAGACCAGAGGCGCCTGCCGTCATGCGTGTAAGCCGTGAGTGTTTCAGCTCGATCATCGGCAACGAAATGGTGATCGCCAGGCTTAAGCGGCGGCGCCTTCTTCGGCCCGACCATGCCAGCGGGAATCGTGATGCCCTGCTGCGGCTCTGCTGCCGGCGCCGTGGCGGCGGACAACTGCTTCGACTGCACCAGCCCCCACACGCGCTGCGCCTCGGCCTGGCGGCGGTTCAGGTGCGGCACGCCAGGGCGGAAATAGTGCTCGCTGAAGTAGGCCGCCGCACGGCTTGGATCCATCCCCGCAGGTCGATCCTCGAACACCCGCGTCCACCCGATCAGCGAGCCCTGCGATGGATCGTGCAGGCCGGCGTACTCCTCCGCGAAATACTGCTGCTGCCAGCTGTTGCTGTTCGGATCGAGACCCTTAGCGACGGCCGCAGGCCGCGCCTTGTCGTAGGCGGTTCGCCGCACTCCGGTGTACTGCATGGCCCCCCGGCCGGCGCCGCTGCCTGCTTCCACCACGTCGAGCTTGTCGAGCAGGGGGCGGCCAGTCTCAACGATGATGCAGCCGATGAAACCGCACGCCTCAGCTACGGTCAGCGGGCTGATCTTGTTTCGGCTGAGGCGCGAAACCTCAGGCCCCGTCAGGAATGCCAGCCATGACTGAAGATTGGCCAGCTCGCTTGAGGCCCCCGGAGCCGGAGCCGCTGCCGGTGCTGCGGGGCTGCCCTGTGCCCGCCAGAGGTCGGTGAACTCCTGCCGCTGCTCAGTGGTGGCCCGTTCCCACGCGGCTTCCCACGCGGCCAGCTGGTGCGGAGTCATCGTGCCGGCACGGGCGACGTGTTCGGCGGCGGCGCGGAAGGTGGCGAAGGTCATCGGAGATCGGGCAGGCGGTCGCCAGTGGCGTGATCAGCGCGGCGGTAGAGCCGGCGCCAGGTGGGCTTGACGACCAGCTCTGCAAAGCCGGTGGTGAGGGTCCACACCACCAGTCCCAGCAGCAGGTCAGCGTTCGGGTGCAGCGTCATGCGTCGGGGTCGGTGGGTCGGCTGGATTCGCGGCGGTGGAGAGCCGGGTTCTTGGTCCAGTACCCGACCACCCCGCCCGCAGCCGCGCCCAGGGCCAGGTCAGAGGCGCGGGTGATCATGCTGTGGCCGGTCATCCAGCAGCTGTCCAGATCCTTGCCAGCCACACGGCAATCGATGATGTAGCCGACGCCGCCGACGATCGCCAGGCCGGCTGTCACGGCTCCCAGCCACGCGGGTGCTTGGCGGGTCATGTCGGGTTTCATCGGTTCAGCTCCAGCCGGATCGTGCGCCGGTCTAGATCGGTGACCTGCTTCTCCAGCTCCTGGAACCTCAGCCCGAACTGGTTCTGATTGCTCAGGATCTGCGTGATCTGCGTCTCCAGCTGCTGCAGCCGGTTTGGCAGGCTCACCACCAGCCAGCCCATACCCCCGGCGGTGGCCAGGATTGCCGCGGCCATCAGCGACGCCGCGGTCGCTTCGAGCACTTGGATCTTCGAGAACCTGCGGCGGTCAGGTGGCGGCGTCACGGCCTTGGCGCTGTATCCCTCAGTCTGCGGACCTCGCCCTAGATCACCTGCAGTAGCTGCACCGATCCGTTGAACAGCAGGCCGCTCAGGTGTTCCTCTTCCGTCTGCGCCGCATAGACCCAAGTGGTGCCCAGTGGCACGATGTTGGCGGGGTTGCTGTGGCCGTTCCAGATCGCGTTCGGCAGCATGAACGACCGGGCGCCGCCGTCCTGGTCCCGGTAGTGGTCGCGCAGGGTCTGCGCTTCGGCCTCGCTGAGATACTCGTAGCCCAACTCCAGCTGGATGCCGTAGCGGGTGGTGCCATGGCAGAACCGCACCGACCCACCACCAAACCCGCGCTCGGTGGTGATAGGGAACAGCCCGAACCCGTACCGGCGAGTGGAGGGAATGATCGCCGGGAAAGCAGCCATCAGTTCTGCAGGGTGATCACGCTGCTGCCGACGCTGAAGGTGGTGTTGCTGGTGGTGACGTTCCCGCCGAAGTCGTTGTAGAACACCAGCAGGTCATTGGCCGCGGTCCCGGTGGACTTGTAGACCACGGCGCCGGCAGCGGTGATCGTGGAGCTGGTCCAGGATTCGGCGGCGAACGTCAGCGTGGTGCGGTCGTTCGCGTTGTCGCGGGCCACGGTGCAGGTCACGGTCTTGCCGCCTGCGGTGTATCCGCCCGATGCCGCCACCTCGTTGGTCACGTCGGCCCGGTCGGCGTGCGTGTCCTTGTTCGGGGTGTAGCTGCTGGTCACCAGCAGCATCTTGAACGTGTCGGTGTCCAGGTCGATATTGGCCCTGGCCAGATCCTCGTGGAAGGAGTTGTAGATCAGGCTGGCCATGGTGGTCTGGGGTTTGGGGTCAGGCTATCCAGCGGACAATGACTAGGCCGGAGCCGCCGGAGCCGCCTTGGTTATTTGAGCTGGCTCCGCCCCCAGCGCCGCCGCCGCCGCCGCCGGTGTTTGCAGCTCCATTGGAGGCGTTGCCGGTTCTGTTTCCGTTGCCGCCGCCGCCAGTGCCACCTGACCCGCTGGTGCCTGAATTGCTAGAGCCGCCACCTCCTCCGCCAACGCTTGACGGGGCTCCAAGTGCTACTGCAGCGTCAAATCCAAGGCTGGCCAGTGTTGCGCCATTTCCGCCATTTCCGCCCGCGGAGGATGATGCGTTTTGGCCTGCGGCGCTCTTGCCACCGCCGCCACCGCCCGCTCTTACGGTAGCGGTAGTGCTATCAAAGGAATCTCCGCCGGCATTGCCTTCGCCGCTAACGCCAGTGCCTGGCGCCTGAGAACTGGCAGTAGTAGCACCACCAGCGCCGCCGCCGCTGCCGCCATTTCCGCCTCCGTTATTGGAGTTTGCGCCAAGTCCTCCAAATCCACCTCCGCTTACTTGCTCTGATCCGAAGCTCGAAGATCCGCCTTGTTGAGCTGCGGTAGGCAGTCCCCCGGCCGTGTTTCCGGCGCCACCAGCTCCGACCGTGACTGTCACATTTGCAGAGACAGATACGTTTTCAACAACTTTCACCCCACCAGCGCCGCCGCCGCCGCCGCGCCATGCGCCGCCGCCGCCGCCGCCGCCGACCAACAACACATCAACCGTGCTGGGGCTGCCTGCGGCAGTCCAGTCCCATGTGCCACTGGAGAGGAAGACTTCGTATTGGGCGGTCGGCTCTGCTTCGGCCTCCGCTGCTCCCGCCACCAGCCCAAGCGTGATCGTCTCATCAATCCCCAGCGCGCTGGCCACCGAGCCGACGCCGCCCACCAGGGAGAGGGTGATGGATTCGGTGATCCCGCTCAGGTCAACATCGCCGATCGCCGCTCCGGCCTCCAGCCCCAGCGTGATCGTCTCGCTAATCCCCTGAATGCCTCCTGAGGCGCCACCAGCTGCCAGCGACAGGGTGATGCTCTCACTGATCCCCGCAATGGTAGTGGCCGTGCTGGCGCCGCCTGCCACTAGTCCCAGCGTGATCGTCTCATCAACGCCTGCCGCAAACACCGCCGCCCCGCCAGCCACCAGCCCCAGCTCAATCCGCAGCCGGGCACCCGCCACGCTGGTCGATGCCGGCGGGACGGTTTCGATCGTCAGGGTGACGTTGTGGCCACCACAGGGGAGATCCTCAACCTGGCCAGGGCCGCTGTAGATCCATCGGTAGCCGGCCGGCACGTAGTCGGTGATGTCGCTGCCGCTGAAAGCCTCCACCGGCAAGGTGAAGGCCTCGTAGCTGCCCTGGCGGCTGGCGTAGTGGTTCCAGATCTGCAGCATCTGGGATTCGCTCAGCCCGATGTATGACAGCCGCAGCTGGGCCGCAATGAACACGTTGGAATGTCGCACCCGGCCCTGAGCGCCTGAGTACCCCGAGAACGCCGTGGCGGGATACTCGCCAGGGGTGAAGACGCGGGAGCTGGGGATCAGGGCGGGGAAGGTGGTCACGGCGGCGGCACGTAGAACGCCTCGGTGGGCGGGGTGAAACTGCCGGTGCCGTAGAGGGCGGAGTTGCTGATGCGGATTTGGCTTAGGCGGGGTTGCTGGATGTGATACTCACTAGAAAGACTGGCGTCTATTTGAGTATCAGCGTTGAAGTCAAGGGTTGGCGCAGTGACCGTTTCGATTAACTGCCCTCCAATGTGCAGCGTCCACGTATCCAGCCCGTCATCGTCTACGGCAGTGCGCTGCCAGCAGACGTGCAGCATGTTGGCGCTTTGCGAACTTGTTAGGGTGTAAACTTGCTGATCCAATAGGTAGTCACAGCTACCGCCTGCACAGTATTGGGCAATGCCGTCAATGCCGGCAGTGTAGGGCGGCGACTCGTCTCCATCTTCATAGTGATAAGCATAAGCCTCAAGCCGTAAATAATATTCGCTTTCGTCCTCTGGCTTAGTTGAATACAGCAGCACCTCAAAGGTTACCCCTCCAAAGGCAAAGGAATCACTGAAAGCTCCTAAGCTGCAGAACCATTCAATCGTAACCAGGCCGTTCCCCAGCTTAAACAGGTCATTCTGCGACTCAAACTCGTTAAACGAATCTTCTCCTTCTGGCTCAGGCGTGATTGTTAGAGCGTTCTGCCCTTGGAACGTGGTCACGCCCCAGTTATCCTCGCTGGGGAACGGATCAGCCGTGATGGTGTATCCCGCAATCGTCGCCTGCGGCGGTGCCTCATCGGGATACCAAATCACCAGCTCATCTAGGCAGAACGGGTAAGACAGCGGCTCAATGGTCTCAGCATCGCCGTACACGGCGCGATCTTGAATTCTGATTGGGCTGATAGCCACCTCGGTGGTTGCGTTTCTTAAAAGCCTGAAACGCAGTATGTCGGGAGAGTTGGCCGACGTAGATTCATCGTATATTTTCTGGCCGTTGCGGTGAACGGTAATCTTGTTGCCGCCAATTTTTTGTATTGCATAATGAACATAACTTGAGCTGTTATTAGCAATGTCCAAAGAGTCGTAACTGACCCCGTCCTGGGATGCTAAAATGAAAGTTGAATAGGTAGTGATTTCAAAGCGGGTATTTGCTGGCAAAGTTGAGCCCTTAAATAACTGCATTCTGACCGTGCCCGTAGACCCTTCCTGCTTGACCAGATATTGAACCGTAAACTCGTTGGCGCTTGTGTCGATCTCGGTTTCGCCAAAATCAACGTTCCAGGCTTCGTCAATCGTACTCACGATCTCTTCCGCGTCAATCGTGTAAGCAGTAAACCCATCGCCCGCCACTGTCGAGTAGGGCTCGATGGCGCTGGATTCGCGAGTGATAACAGCCCCTTCATCGCTTGCCAGTGGCGGAGCCGTTGAAGGAAAATAAATCAATACGCCGTCGCAATCCAATCCATCTGGCAGCTCCGGCGCCTCAGTCGGCACAAAATCCACGCTCAGTGTGTTCAAGAACGACACATCCGTGAACCCACCTGTCCACGAGCTGAACGCCACGGTGGCACGGTAGGTGAGCTGCTGCGCCGGATCCTCCGCCGCCGGCGGGAATGCACCCTCGTAAAACGTCAACACAAACTGCCCCTCAAACACCCGATCGGCTGGCGGGAACGGTGCGCCCTCATCCTCGGCGTCCCACGGCTCAGCAATCAGACCCGAGAACGACACGCTGGGCAGGCTGCCCGGCTGCGGCGATACCGGCCGGCCGCTGGGCAGCAGGGCTACGACGGAGGTGCTGGCGATCGTGGCATTGAGGTTGCCCAGGTCTGCACGCGGCGCCTTGCCAGTCGGCGCCAGGCGCATCCGCACCGTAAGCACGTTGTCGGCCCAGGTGGCGGTGTGGAAGTAGATCCCGGCTTCATACTCAGCTAGCGGATCTTCCTGTTCTGCAGCCTGCTCTTTTTCCAGCGCTTCCTTCACCTTCTCAATTAGCTCTTCCACCAGCTCAGGATCAAAGTCAAGGTCTAGATCCTCTTTGATCACCTCCTTAACGGGATCTTCGAGCAGCTCAATCAGTTCTTCATCGGTCAGGTCTCGAATCTCATCGGCAGTCAGCTCGTCATCAGCCAACTCCTCCAGCTCTTCATCCGTCAGCTCCCTCAGCTCATCGGCCACGTCATCAACAAGATCGTCAATGATGGCGATCAGTTCCTCTGGAGTGAGCTCATCGATGAAATCGTCAAACTCTGCATCTTCAATCAGCTCGTCATCGCCAGGGTCGTCAATCAGAAAATCGCCCTGGTCAATCTTAATCCCGCCGCCACCCTCGATCGCTGAATCTCCGGGGCCAGGGATGATCGTATCTTCCTCGTCATCATCGGGAACGGTCGTATCCTCGTCAGAGTTCAGGTCACAGCCCTCGCCCGTCAGCCCAGATGGGAATAGCACTCCGAATGCGGTAACGGCCATCACGTCAAGCGCAATCAGGCTTCGGAGTTGACCGTCCACGGGCAAATAGTTCGCCTCGTACAGCACCTCACCGGCGATTGCCCGCTGGATCCGCTCCACCTCATACAACCGGTCATGGAAAGACTCGGCATCACCCTGCGCCGCCCTGCGCAGCCGAACCCTGACGATGCTGCCCTGCTGCAGGGTGGAGCTGTGCAGGCCTGGCTTGGCGCGGAACTTGATTGAGTGGTCGCTCCTGACCCGCTTGGCCAGGATGTAGGCGCCCACCCTGATAGAGTGAATCTCCCGCGTGCAGAACTGACTCAGGTCATGCGATTCATACGGGCCGTCAGGCGCCGTGCCGTCGTAGCGCACCTCAGACGTGCGTACCACGCCGATATCGGCTTCGTTCTGCTGCCGCCAGATCACCTGGCAGACAAACGGCTGCCGACTAGCCCAGTCCACATACTGCAGATCAACTGAGCCGGGGATGACTGAATCATCATCGAACACATACTCAATTGAAACCGCAGAGGTCTTGATTGTGTAGTCTTCGTTAATTGGCAGCAGCGGCCTGAGCCCCACCTTGCCTTTGTTGGTCACTGGTTGCAGTAGGTGATACCTGCCCCATGCAGTGACGAACTCGCCGTAGTTGACGGGCTGCGTGATCCAGCAGTTGGTCGTGATGCTGTTGGCATTCAGGAATCGACTGGCTTGCTGAATCGAAGCGGTGTCAATCAGCGCCGCCGGGATCCTTGCGCTGTTCACCATCAGCCAGTAGGCCAGGTCGGCAAAGCTGTCGCTCGACACATCGGCCTGCTCATCAGCCCATCTGTAGACCTCGATGCCGTTGCGGATGAATGCGTGAACCTGGCGATTCCAAACGTCGAGCCCATTAGGGATCGTCACCTGGAATGACATCGTGCTGATGCCTTCGTAAGTGCCCGGCGATCCGCAGAAGTTGGAAGCCTCAGGCTTAGTGAATCCCGACCGGGCGACGATTGCGTTTTCAGGAATCCAACTGCCGGCGCGGCGGCTGTAGGTCTGATGGAAGCTGCCGACCCGGCACTGACGCTGGAACACGTCGCGCACCTCAATATCGCCGATCTGCCCTTCGCTCAGGACCAGGTGGTAAAACGCTGTGACCTCATTGGTCAGGCTGTTCTCAAACCGGCATTCAGTGGCACGCGGGCTGATCAGAATCCCGCCAGCATCGTTGCGCCTGCGGGCGAACACGATGGGCACAGGATCGCCGATCGCATGCGCCCGCTGCGGGACGTTCAGGGGGCTGCTGCTGTCAGCGCCGGCGCTATAGGTGCGGCGAGCCGTAAACAAGGCCTGCGCCCTGCGGTTGGCGTCCCAGATGGCGTCGTAATTGAAGCGCGGGACGCCCCCTCTTGCAGGCACGCTTCCGCTCATAGCCTTGCCCCCACCCCCATAAGCCTAGTGGTCAGCACCCGCGGGGGAGCTGTTGCGCTGATCGGCGCTAGGGCTGTGCCGAGGTCCAATGAGATCGAAGTCATCCCCCCGCGCGCACTCACCGCCTGCCCGTCAAACCGCGCAATCAGCGTCATGCCGCCGGCGGGCGGGCCACTGCTGCCGGCGGCAGAATCAAACTCATACATCCGCAGCTGAGCCAGCCAACCGGCGGCCAATGCCTGATGCACAGCCCCCGTGATTCGGGTGGTGGCAGGCATCACGATGCTGATGTTCCGCTCTGCGCCCAGATCGCCGTCGCTCATCTGGGGCGAGTCAAACTGCATGTATTGCCATAGCTGGCTCTCAAAGACCACCGCATCTGACCAGTACATCTGCCACCTCTCGCGAACGGATCCGTTCACCTCAGAGAAGCTCAGTAGCTGCGCTTGCGCTCTCATAGGGTCCCCAGCAGCAGCCGAGCCTCGGGCCGGCGGAGATCGTCAACTACTAGCTCAGCCATCTGCTGCAGGCCTCGCTGGAAGTCCTCCACGCTGACCCAGCGGCTGCCGTCCTGCTGCTGCATCACCGGGCCGGTGCGGATGTTGATCTGCGGGGTGATGGCGCGGGTGGGAGTGCTGGTGGAACCGCTGGAGGGAATCACGCTGCCGCCCCTGGCGCCGCCCAGGAACCGGCTGGAGGCGGCCTGCATCTTGGATTCGGGAATGATGTACTCCCGTTCGCCACCCTCGCCCACCATCGCCAGAGTGGGGCGGTCAACGGTGCCACCGGTGGCGAACTGGGGGACTGTGAGGGTGGGGATGAGTGGGATGTCGGCGCCGGGCAGGGCGTTGAAGGCGCCGATCAGCCGGTTGATCAGGCCGGCCGCCGTGTTGATTGCGCCAGCGACATACCGCAGCATCCCTCGCACGGCGTTCTGGATGCTGTCGATCATCCCGGTCCAGATTCCCTGCACGAAGTCGGCGACGCTGCGCATTGCGCGGGGCATGAACTCAACCACCGATCGCCAGGCGTTGCTGATGGGCTCAGCGACGTACTGCCGGAACCCTTGACCGAGGCTGTTCCACGCCCCGACGATCGCGCTTACGGCGGCGCTCATCAGCTCGCCAATGGATGACATCAGCCCTGACCAGGTTTGCCGGACTGGGGTCACGACGTACTCAGTGAAGGCTCGGCCGAGCGCGCTCCAGGTGTTGCGCACCATCCCAACGACGCGGCCCATTGCGGTGGAGAGTATCTGTGTCAGCGCTGCCCATGCGTTCTGAATGGGGGTCACCACCACGTCGCGGAAGGCCTGCGCCAGCGGCTGAAACACATTGCCCCTGAGCCAGCCCATTGCGGCCAAAGCAGGCCCACGAATCAGGTTCTCCCAGATGTTGATCCACGGCCGAATCAGCAGGGTGTCAACAATCGCCCAGGCGGCCTTGAGCCCCCACTCAAACACCCCGCGCAGGAAGTCGAAGTAGCCGGTCACGAATGGCTTTACCCCGTCCCACACCTCAGCCCAGAACTGCCTGATCGGTTCGCCAATCGCCCACAGCGCCTTGATGCCATCGACCACGGCGCCAGCGAACCAAGTGAAGAACGAACGGATCGCATCACGGGCGGCAGTCCACGCCTGCACCATGAACTTCGGCACCTCCATCGCCCATGCGCCGATGGTCTTGAGCCCATCGGCCAATGCGCCACCCAGCCAGCCGAAGAACTTCATGATCGGCTCGCGGAACGCAATCGCCATGGCCACCACGGCGGCGATGGCCAGCACGGTCCAGCCAACGGGGCCCAAGAAGGCCAGCAAGCCAGGAATGAACACGCTGCCGACCCAGCCGATGAATCCCAGCAGGGCGCCTTTCATCGCGGCCACCGCAACGATCACCACGGTCTGCAGGCCGGCCCAGCCCACCGCTAGGGATGAGATCGCGAGCACCGCCTTGAGGCTGCCCAGCAGGGTGATAAACGACACGATCGCTGGCGCCAGGATGACCAGTCCAGCCAGCGCAGCGGTGAGGCTCACCACTACGGCAGTCAGCAGCGGGAACCGCCCGGCGAGATCCGCCACGACGGACAGCACTGGCGCCAAGGTGCCGAGCATCAGATTCAGAGCAGGCAGAAGGCCCTCGCCAATGGCGATCTGGAGCGCCTTGATGTTGTTCTGCAGCAGCTGGAAATTGTTGGCCGACGTGCCCGCCCTGGCCTGGAACTCAGCGAGCATTGAGCCGGCGTATTGACTCCTATCAGCAACCAGCCCGATCGCCTGATCAAACAGCTGCATGTTGGTGATCAGGGGGGTTAGCGCCCGGGCCTCATCGCCAAACACCTCGCTGATCGTGGACACCCGCATTTCAGCGGGCATTTGCGAGATGCGCTGGAACACATCGCGGATCGTTCCGACTGCATCGGTCTGCATGTCTTTGGCCACTTGGTTCACATCCAGGCCCAGCGCCTTGAACGCTGCCGCCTGTTTCGCCGTGGCGGATTCGCCCTTGGTGAGCGCCCTGATCAGGTTGCGGAAGCTGGTGGCCGCTACTTCAGGTTCAGCACCGGCCGCGATCATTGCGGAGCCCAGTGCGGCGGTCTGCTCGGTGGTCATCGCCACTTGCTTGCCCACCGCGCCAGCCCGCAGCATGAAGTTGTTCACCTCAGCGGCCGAGCTGGCCATGCTGTTGCTGAGGAAGTTCATGGCGTCGGCCAGGTCCACCACCTCCGGCTGACTCAGGCCCAGGCTGGTGCGGAGCTTGGCCATCGCCGTGCCGGCCTCATCGGCGGTGATGTCGAAGGCGATCCCCATCTGAGCGGCTTGACGGGTGAAGTCGGCCAGCTCCTCGCGCGGAATGCCTGACTGGCCGGCGGCGGCCATGATTGCGGCCAGGCCCTCGGCGCTCACCGGCAGCTCTTTGCTGAGGCCGATGATCTCCTGCTTCATTTCCTTCAGGCCTTCGGCCGATTCCAGGCCCGGCACCACCTTGCGCACGTCGGCCATTGCGCTCTCAAAGTCGATCGCAGCCCGAGCGCTGGTGCCCAGGGCCACGCCAATGCCCGCCGCCCCAGCAGCAGCAACCTGCCAGGTGGCCGAGTTCACCACGGCAGCAAACGAGGTCTTGGCATCCTTCGCCGTCTTCTCAGCGCCAGCGATGCCCCGCTCCAGCTTCGTGACTTCCTCAAGGCCTACAACCTTCGCCGCGATCCGCAGCACCGCCTCCAGATTCATCGCCATCAGCGGCGCCCTCCTTTCGCCTGCTTCGGCTCGGCCGCCCGGTTGATCAGTTCCTTAGCGCGGCTCTCCATGATCTGCAGATCCTCTAGTGCCTGGCGCCGGTTACCCACAGCGTAAAGATCCATCAGAAACGCGACCGCGCCATAGTCGAGGCCCACCACGCCGGAGCCGCCAACACGCCACTGGGTCTGGCACTGCAGGAACAGCATCACGGCGTCTTCGTGCTCGGGCCACACCTCAAAGCGCTTCGGGTTCTGCACCACCTCCGGCAGGCAGCTGGGGTCCGCTCCGTAGGCCTTCAGGTCCGCCAGCAGATCATCATTGGCGCCGCCGTCACCGTGCCACCAGTGATCGACGGCGCCGGTCAGTTTCCCTTCTTGGCCACCTCCATCGAGCCATACCAGGCCTTGATGATCTGCCCGGCGATGGTGGGGATCTCCAGCAGCTGATCCAGCGCAGCCTCAGAGAACGGCACGTCCTTGCCGCTGTCATCGGTGATGCCGCTCCATCCGATCAGGATCTCCCGTGCGGCGGTCTTGTCGTCCAGGAGCTCATCATCACTGGCGCGGCCCAGTTCGGTGGCCCGGGCCAGCTTGGCGATCTCGTTGATTCGGCTCTGGGGGAGCCGCTTGAACTCAGCATCGAACGAGTGTTTCTCCCGCCGGCCGCCGCTGACCGGGATCAGCAGAGGGACCGGCCAGGTGTACGAAGCCGACTGCTTCAGAACGAAGGACATGGGTGTTCAGTGAGTGGTGGAGGCAATCAGGTGAGCACCAGGCTCATCTCGTTGTTGGCTGCAGTCGCCTGCGCCATGTAGGGCACGTTCAGCATCTGAATCCCGTCGCTGTCGCCGTAGGTCGGGGAATCGATGTTGCACTGGCCCATGCTCAGGGTCACGATGTTCCCTGCGGTCTGGCCGTGCTGCCAGGCGATGGTGCCGGTGGCCTGGCTGATCACCTGGGCGAAGTAGTCCTTCTCACCAGAACCGGAGCCGATCACCGGGGCCTCAATCACCGCTTCGCCAGAGGGCAGGCGGTTGGTGATCGGGTACTGCTGCGTGCAGCCCGCCAGCTGACGGAGGGGGATCTCGTTGCCCAGGTTCAGGGTGAAGGATTCCATGCAGGCCGTGGTCAGGCCCAGGATGTTTACGCCGGTGGTGTTGGCGCTGTTGACGATCACCGGCGTTGCCTGATTGGCGAAGGTCGGGGTCAGCTGGGCCTCGGTGGCGGCAGCCACGTACTCACCGAAGAACTCGAAGCTGATCCTGGGAATCTCGCCGGCCGCCAGGTTGAAGGTGGCGTTGCCACGGCAGCCCTTCAGGCGGTGGCGGTTGCCGTCGTTGTTGAAGTCGAAGCTGACGCCAACGATCCCGGTCATTGCGGGGGCGTAGGTCACTGAGGTGGTGGCCACCACCGTCTCACCGAACCCGCAGGCCCGCAGCAGCCGGCCCCAGCGGGGGGCGGTGCCGGCCGTACCGCTGCCCGCCAGCTCCACGTCAAAGGTGACCGTGCCCACCCGTTGGCCGACGATCTTGGGCCGGTTGCCGAAATACGGCAGCACCAGCTCGCGATCGATCAGGCCTGCGTCGAGGGGCTGGCAGTCCAGGTTCTGCACCAACAAGGCATCGGTGCCGGCGACCGTCTCGAAGGTGCCGTAGCTCGCCTCCACTGCCGCCAGCAGAAGGCGCCTATGCGTCGATTTCGTCATTGCTCGGAGCGGGGGCGGGGGTGGGCATCACGCACTTGGCGGGCTTGTGGTCCTGATCGATCCACTTGCCGGTGGCCTCGTCCAGCAGATAGCTGCCGCCATCGGTGGGCCGGGGATCTGGCTCAGGTTTGGATCGGGGCATGCGGAGGGGTGAGGTTCCGTACTTGCAGCCTATGCACCCAGATCCGTCACGCTGGTGCGGTAGCGGATCCGGTACGTGAGCACCTCCCACACGGCGGCCAGGTCGGCCTCGGAGAACTGCGGATCGCGGTCCAGGGGCCAGATGTCCATCGCCAGGCCGCCGATGGTGCGGTCTGCCATCAGCAGGCTGTGCACGGACTTCACAACCGGATCGGCCACCTGGTCAGGGATCGCGCCGCGGGCGTACACGGCCACCACCAGCGTGAACGCGTGATCGATCTTGCAGGTGCTCACCGGCTCGGCGGATTTTGGCTCTGGCCCTGGCTGGATCACCACGGCCGGCGACTCGTTGCGGCTGAGGGGCTCTTGCCTAGAGCGGTACACCCTGCCCGTCGCCCCACTGGTGGCCGCCAGGGTGGTGGCGACTTGGGCGAGGATTTGTTCGCGTTTGGTGGTGGTCATGGGTCAGGGTGGGGGTTCTGCGGCTGCAGTCCGTCAATGAATCGCTGCGGCAGGTCGTAGCCGCTGGCCATGCTGATCAGGTATTGCCGCAGGTCGGCGGGGATCATCTCGGCAGCCAGGCCCAGTTCCCACGCCTCTAGAAATGTGCGCACGTCACCTTGTGCGGCTTGACCGAGACCCACTCCGATCATCAGGTGCAGCACGGGGGCGGCCTGAGCGATGGCGGCGACGAACTGGTTGATCGCTGGATCAGCAGCAAGCGCAGCGCCAAACTCCAGCCACCTGGCGGCCGTGGTGCCATTGATGCCGAAATACGATTCGGCCTCTGATTGGCTGTTGAACCAGAACCAGCCGTTGATAGGGAATGCGATTGTTACGTGATTCTCGGCCAGCAGGGTGTAACTAGGCGCATACACGCTGGTCGCCGCGTAGCTGAGCAGCTCGTTATCGAACTTATAAAAGCCAGGATTTATGGTCATGCTGTCACCGTCCATCCTTTGGCCGTGGCAATGGTTGGGTTGTATCCCACCTCATTGATGCCATAATTACCCGTAACCGTAATGGTCTGGCCGGTGACAGTAGGCAGCCCGGTGAAGATCTCGTTGAGTGCGACAGCGGATAAGCGTTGGTTGGCGACGGAGAATGTAAATCGCTGCCCGGTGGCTTGAATACGGGTGAGCGAGCCTGCAGCGTAGGCGCTGGCAAAGTTGGCAGACGAGGATACGCCAGATGCGTCCATTGGCGGGATTGTTTGCAGGTTGATGCAACTACTAAACATGCTGGCTATGCTCGTTACTGCTGCAACACTGCTTGGAAATGACGGTATTGTTTGTAGGTTGATGCAACTACCAAACATATTACTTGTGGTCGTTACCGCAGCAACGCTGCCTGGGAATGGCGGGATCGTTTGCAAACTAGAGCAACCACTGAACATGCTGGCCATAGTCGTTACCGCAGCAACGCTGCCTGGGAATGGCGGGATCGTTTGCAAACTAGAGCAACCACTGAACATGCTGGCCATAGTCGTTACCGCAGCAACGCTGCCTGGGAATGGCGGGATCGTTTGCAAACTAGAGCAACCACTGAACATGCTGGCCATGCTCGTTACTGCCGTAGCGCTCGGAAGGCTTGGCAGTGATTGCAAACTGCGGCAACTACTGAAGAGGCTAGCCATTGAAGTCAACGCTCCAACCGCCACAATGTTGATGCGTTCAACTAGCCCGTGCACAACAGTCGTTGCGCCTCCAATGGTTAAGTTGGCGCCGCTGACTTGCGGGACGGCCATCGCCAGGTCCAACCAACCTGTCGTGTATCCATTGGGTAATCCAGTAGTACCATTCTTCTGAAAAAAGTTGATCACCGTCAGGTTCTGTCCTGCCTGCGGCGTAATCGTCACTACGGCCACTTTGTATGGCAACAGCGTGGCTGAGCCATCCGTGCCGGTCAGATCAACAGCGCTACCGCCAATGGTTTCGGCAACCTGAAAACCGTTGGCCGCTGCGTTGATGACGTAGTACAGCCGACCGGCAACGATGCCGGTTGTATTCACCAGGTTGTAGAACCTAATGCCAGCACCATTGCTCAGTCCGTGCGCAGTGCGATTGACGGCATTTGTAGCAACGGTGAACGTTACTGGCGCATCAGTGCCAGCAAGTTGCGGGTCGTTGAAGTCAAACTGATAATCTGCGCGGGCATTGCTCGCATAATTTGTAACCGTACCATCGCCATAATCAATCGTATAGGCACCCTGCGCAAGAAAGGCAACGAAGTTGCCGCCAGGGCCGGTGCCATCACCAGGCCACACCGCATGTAGCCCTACAATCCTTTGCTCTGCTGCACTAGGCGCCGTCAGCGGCGGCCACGCTGGATTGCGCACCCACTCAGCAGAAACAGCACCACCATCACCGCCAGCAACCAGCGTGCTGCCTAAATAGATTTTTCCCGTTGCAGTTGGCATCAGCTTGTGATCACGTAAAGAGTGGTAGCGCTAGGCGTTGCGATGGCGTCGTACTCAGCCTGCGTCAGGCTGACGATGTTGGTCACGGCGTCGGCTCCGGTGATGCCGGTCGGGTCGGATAGCACAACGGGGGGCCGGCCTGAGAGATCGCCATAGGCCCCAGTGAATCCCACCCGGGCCATCGCCGCGCCGATGCCTACCAGAATCGTGCCGGTGTTTACGTTTACCCGCGCTACGCTGCCGACCCATTGCACAAGCCCGCTGGCCGGTGCAGTAGCTACCGGTACGCCGCCAGGCCCGACGTAAAGTTGATCGCCTTGGCTGTAGCCGCTGGTATTGAACGGCCTTAGTTCGCCATCCCTCACGGCGTCGCCATCGCCGTTGTTGGCAAGGGTGGTCTCAAGCAACCCGATCGCCGGCATTTTGAGCGGATCGGTCGGGTCGCAGGCCGCCACTGTGATCCGGTCGGTGGCGCCCACGCTGCCGGTCGCATAGACCGCCGTGCCTGCTGTTAACTGACCGCCGCTGGCGTTCCTGACGTGAACGTAAAAGTTCCCGGCGATGCTGCCGTGGATGTGCGGGATGACGACCGGCGCGGTGCCGGTGATCGTGAGGCCGGTGAATGATGGGCTGTCAGCCGTGCCCAGGCTCAGCAGCGTGCGCTGTGCGGCCGCGTCGAGGGCCTCCACCATGGCGCGGCCTGCCGCGGTGCTGGCGCTGGTCCACCATGCCGCGATGGCCTGCCGCACCCGTTGCGCCGTAAACGCCCGCCGGGTGGTCGCGGTGCCAGCTTCTGCTTCAGCCTGAGGGATGGTGGTGGCAGTCCATTCGCGGGCGTCGCTTAGCCGGGCATCGCTCAGCCCCACATAGGCCGCGTCACCCTCGGCGGCGGTCAGGTAGCCAGGATGCGGGTCTGCAGCTGCTACGTGGGCAGCCACAGCACTGCTGATCGCGCCAGCCGCCAGATTCGCGATTGCCTGAGTGCTGGCGTCCACCGTGGCGCCGTTCTGATCCATCGGCACCCGCTCGGTTCCGTCGAGCGGGGTCGTGGCGTTCGGCAGGCCTGTGATCGTGGTTTCAGCCATGCCTACAGAATGCGGAGTTGCTTGTTATTCAGAGTTGTGATCCGCAGGCCGCTCAGCGTCACCAGGTACGTCGCCACCTCGGCGACCTGCTCCAGCAGCACAATCGACAGCAGCCCGTCAGCCATCCGCATCGGCTCGTGCCGCACCTTGTACAGCCCGCCGTCCACGGTCACCTGGTCGCCGTAGGCCAGGCTGCCCAGCTCGGAGGTTTTGATGGTTAGGGCGTTCTCCAGGCTCAGCACCTGTTCATCCAGCGTGATCTCCGTCTTCCGGTCGAACATGCCGAAGGTGCTTACCGCGCCGAACTGAACCACCACTCGGCCCAGCCGCCTGGATGTGGCCTCCCACATCCGCAGATGCAACCTGTCCCAGGGGTTGGCCATGTCAGAAAGTCAGAGGCCCCGCCTGAGCGGGGCCAGGGTTGGATCAGTTGTCAAGCAACACCCGCACTGTCGTCGCCGCCTGAGCAGCGACAGCCAGCGCATAGCCCACCTTCTTGCGGCTGCCGGAGCTGTCAGTACCGGACACGCTGCCGGAGCTGAAATACACCGGGCCGCCGGCGGTGGTGGCATCGCCAGACGCGGCGGTGAGCTTGGGCAGGGTGAACACACCCTCCAGGGCCAGGACGCCGGTGGCGCCATTGGCCACGTCGGTCACGGCCACGCCGTGGAGATCACCCACCTGCACCAGCTGGCCGCTGGTGATGGTGGCGCCGGCGGTGAACTCGATGTACTTGCCGTCTTGGACGTAGTTCTTCATGGGATCAATGCGATGGGGTTACAGATGGGATCAGACGTTCTTGGAGCGATAGAACCCGCGGAAGTCCTTCACCGCCGCGCCGAAGTCGAACCGGGCCAGCAGCTCAACGCCATCGGGATCGCGCTTCTCGGTGGTCGTCACCGTGGGGCCTTCCTCGCCGGCGAGGTAGCCGTACACGATGCCCTCCACGGCGCCGGGGCTCACGGCCAGATACCACACATCGGCATTACCGTCGAGGCGAGGCTCAACGATCAGCTCCATGTTGGCGGTCTGGGCATTCACCACAGGGCCGTTGTCGCCGGTGCGGGCGGAAGGTGCGAAACCGGACGGGAACAGGAACTGCAGAGCGGTGCTCTCCAGATCCGTGGGCACCATCAGATAGGAAGGCGTGAGGTTGATGGTGTTGCCAGCCAGGTCGGTCTGCTTGCGCATGGCCTTCTTCGCGGTGTTGAACCCGCTGGTGGTAATCGCCAGGCCGGTGGAGCCGCCCATGTTGTTATGGGCTGCATTGAACAGCGCCACGCTGTCCACGCTGGTCACGGCATTGCCGGTGATCAGGCCCCAGATGATGTTGCTCTCAAGGCGGCGGAATCCGCGGCCGAGCATCTCAGGAACACGCTCCAGAGCGCTCAGATCATCGTTGATGATGGCCTGGCGGGTAACGGTCACCTTGCGGGCGTAGGTGGCCAGCTTCCAGGTGTGCTGGGCCTCAACCAGAGTGCCGGCCTTGTACTCGCCGCCTTCGAGCAATGCCTCAGGGGTGAGTGCGCCAGCCACGATCAGATCGTTGGCGTTCTTGAAGTCGGGCAGGTTGCGCTGACGAGCGATCGGCCGCCAGGTGTGGGGCTCCTCCTGATAGGCAGCGTCGAGAGTCTTGCCGGCCAAGTTGGAGAACAGCAGCGGGAAGTCGCTGGTGCTGTGGAAGCCACGGCTGACCAGTTCGGTCTTGCTCATGCCCCGGGTGTTGGTGCCGCGGGACTCCAGATACTGGCGGGTCAGCTCCAGCAGGGTGTAGGAGCGGAACTCGCGGCCCAGGTCGGCGTCGTCACCCTTGAGGGCGCCGGGGCGCACGCGGGCCTCCAGGCCCAGGCTGATGCCGCGCATCAGGGTGTCGCCGCTGTCACGGGTGACGGCGATCTGGGCGGGATGACCCAGAGGGGCGGGGCCGTCAGCGGCGCGGGTGTCGCCGCCCTCAAGGCGCAGGCGCATCAGGCGCACGGCCTCACGGCTGCACTCGGTCACGGTCTTGCCGGAGCGCACCAGCTCATCGGTCTGGGCGTCGGTCAGGCCAGCATCGCGGCCGAGACGCAGGATCTCGTTTTCGCGGCGGAGTTCGGAGGCGGTGCGCTGCAGCTCGGTGTCTGCGGCGGCCACGGGGGCGGGGGAGGGGGAAGGATCGGCAGCGCGGGCCTGGGTTGCAGGCTGCTGCTCAGCCGGATCACCTCCGGCCTGGCTGTTCAGGTTGTCGGGCATGGAAGTGTCCGGTGCGGATGATTGATTGCGGGTTTGCGCTT